AGAATAATCATATCTCTCAATAGAATCTTTACCATTAACAGCTAATGAACCATCTGCATTACCTTGTAGACGATATAACGCATTGTTATATTCTACTACTGGTATTGTAGCTAAAACTTTGTAGATTTCATCAAAACTCCAATTTTGGACATTTTGTTCTGACCTATATGTATCTGGTTTTAATTGTCTATCTGGGGCTGCCATTATCTACTCCATTTTAGCGAACTACGCTTAGCTTCATTAATTTTGTTTTCAAACTTAGCATATTCAGCTAATCGTGTTAATTTCATAGTAACACGTTCAGTTGTGTCAATGCCAGATAATTGTTCTAACTGTTTTAATTTTGCATTAACTGCTGCTGTAGTATTATCAATTTCTCCAGTTCTTACTAAGTTTTCTAAATAATCAGTTATATCTGATACTTCAGAATATGCTGTTGGGTCTGCTTTAAATGTTTCTCTAATATCAAAATAATCAGCTATATATGGAACACCATTATCTATGTCATATCCTATAAAAAGTCCATCAGCTTTTTCTGCAGCTTGTATTGGTTGATTTTTATCTGTTTTGGGTAATTCTGAAGTGTCTAGAGTTACATCTTGTACATCAGATGCTGACCTGAATACATTAGGGCTAGTAGTTGCTTCTTCTGCTGATGAAGTCTCGGATGTCATTTACTTCCTCTATTTTTCCATCACGATGAGCTTTTATTAAAGCTGCTCGCATTGATTTAGTTTTTGATGATTCATTTTGTATTGAACTAAGTTGACGCTTTAAAGTATATCTTTGTTGAGTAGATAAATTTGGTTTCCTTAACTCTCTTTGTATCATTTCAATATCTTCTGTTCTGCTCATAAATTGATTATAACACAAAAGCCCCTCTGTAAAGAGGAGCTAATGTCTGATGCTTAATTAAATTAAGCAGTTGCAGCGGTCTTGAGAGCAATTATCCAGCTAGAATTTAGAACCTTGCACACGTAGCTACCAGCCCAGGCGATAGTTGAATATCTATCAGCAGGGTTACTGGTGTCACTTGAACCAGGAGTCTTAATGTAAAGCTTTGGAGCATCTGTTGCCAAGTCCATTACACCGAATGCGTCTTTGCCGTGAATGACATTGTCGTAAAGTGTAGCAGATGTAGCAGTAGCAGAAGCACCGTTGTTTGTAAGAATAAATCTTACTCCGAATAGTTCTCCAGCTTCACCCATATATAGGTCTTTTACATCGCTGTAGGTCTTAGAATTTACCCAAGTTGAGTCACCGATTAGGTCGTACCAAGTGTAAGGTTGAATCTTACCTAGGAAGAAACCGTCATCGTATCTTGAAGCTGCGTTACCTTCTAGGGTACGTACAGCCTTTTTGATTTCTGCAGCATTTAGAACGCTTCCTGAAGCAACAGCACTAGCAGCGGTTACACCACCAGCATATTGTACAGTTGCATTTGCAGTTGCATTAATGACATCTCGAACTAAAGTATCTAGGGTTTCACCCATATTTTGTCCGAATACTTCAATTTTTTCTTTGTTGTTTTGGTCTATTGAGATAGTGCTCAAGAATCGACCAATTTTTGCCGTACTTCCGTATTCCTTAATGGTTGCGGAAATTGTAGAGGCAGTCAAATTTACTTCTGCAGGGTTATCACCTTCAGTCAAACCACCAGTTACTGCAGATACAGCAAGTGGGGTGTAACGAGTAAAGTTAACAGTTCTACCTTCACCAGCAGGGATAGTTTTCTTTTGTGCTCCCTGTTCGTGAATCAGACGTTTCATAGCTCGTGCAAGAAAAACTTTTTCATAGTAAGTAGAAACTTCGTAAGTTATTGTACTACCATTTCCAAGTCCTGCAGAGGTTGTTACTTGTGTGGCCATTTTATTTTCCTTTTGTTAAAGATACTACTTATTGAAACCGAGTTGTTGTTCCATTTCGTCCAAAGACATATCGGAAAAATCTTTTTTACCAGAATCATTTGTAGTAGTATCTGGTTTTAGTGTAGTTTCAGCAGCAGCTTGAGCTACAGAAGCTTTAACATTGGCATCAGAACGATTAGATTGTCTTTTGGCGACATCCATAACGTCATTGACAATATCCTTCAGTCTTATCTCAGGATTCTTATTGCTGAATTTTTCGTACATTGAAGCAATTTTGTTGCTCAATGCAGGGTCATATTGATTCCCTTCGGCATTAAGTTCTGGATATTTTCTTTCTATATTCTCAACATCACGTTCAAAATTATCGGCACGGTCTTTTGCTGCCTGTTTTTGTTCAAACTGTTGTAGTTTGATATCAGCTATCATTTCGGCTTGACTGGCTACTTGCTGTTGATATTGCTCAGCAGTTATCTCAGTGTCATACGAAAAGTTTGTAGGTTGGGCTGGAGCTGGTTGGTTGTAAAAATTTGTTGGTTGCTGAACTTGTTCAGACAATTCACGAATTTTGTTTGACATATTTGCAAAACGTTTTTCTTGACGTGGTGAACGTTTGCTTTCCTCTTCATAGTTAGTTGATTCTGTATCACCCTCCACCCCTGCGTCATTAGAGACTTCAGTATCTACAGTATTAACTTCTTCTGTTGATTCTGTTTGTTCCAGACTGGGGGTGGTCTCAGTAGTTTCTTCTACTGGTAGTATGGTATCTTCCATAACTTCTCCCTATTTTAGTTGACTGCCCACGTTCAGCTATTGCTCGGTTCTTGGCGACACCGTTTAGTAGATTGCAAATCTACTTCTGGTATCTATTATCATACTTTAAAATATTTTGTCAATAATCGGATTACCATTTTCGTGTATTCCCTTGAGAATAAGCCCTGGTTCTAAATAAAAGCTATGTTTAAAAGGACAAGATTCACAAGATACTTCTGTTCCTTGTTGAATCCAAGTGTGTCCCTGCATAGATGCTTTTGCATCTTTCCACATTGAATCAATTTGGGCAGAAGATAATTTTAGAACTTCTTCGGATGGTTCATTCTGTTGTTGCATTGTTAATCTCGTTAGCTGTATTTTGTACAATATTCAGAACTTGTGATAGTTCATCAGCTACAAGATTGGATACAATGAATTTTTGACCAATTTCTTCTAGGGTCAAAGTAGCAGTATCTACTCCATTCATTTTTTTGTAGTATTCAATGCGTTCTTGCATTTGTTTTTCTATTTGCAACCAACCTGGGTGGTCTGCAAGATTAGCAATTTGTTTATCTTTTAATGTAGCCTCTTGGTGTTCTGGTGTGTTGTCAGGCAAAGAAACTTCTAGTCCTTCAGTTATTGCGTCTGTGTTCATTGTTGTCCTCCAAATAATTGGTTAGCTATTCTTGCAATTTCTGGGTCTTGTATCTGAGGATTCATGGGAACTGCACCTTGTGGTGGCATAGGTTGTTGCATATCAGCACCTGGCATTTGAGGCATTGGTTGTTGCATAGATTGTTGCGGTGCTTGTGGTTCTGCCATAGCTGGTGGAGTAACATCTCCTCCTGCACCTCCTGCTATTTGTGGTGGCTGATTCATATTGCCTTGATTTTCCATTTCAGTGTTGTTGATTTCTTCTTGAGTCATACCAATAAGAATTTTGTCATACCCTTCAACACCTGAAGTAGAAAATATTTTCTTGATGTGTTCACCGACATTGTACTTGAGTCCATTCTTGGCAAGTTCTTGACTGAGTCCAGGTATCTTGGAAACTACTACTAACAGATTGGTAAGAGCTTCTGATTGGGCAACATCATCTTTTCGATTAGTTGAATTGGCATCAATGTAATATTTGTATTTAATATCACCGATATCATCTTTAGCAATAGTTAGTATTGCATAACTTCCAGATTCAGATTCTTTTAGAATTTCACTTACATCTGGGTGCATTTCTTTTATTAAATCAATTTCATCATCAAACAAATCAAGATTAATTGGTTTTGGTTGTTTAGTAGCTACTAAATTAACAAATCCATCATAAAGTTCTTCAACAGATTGCTCCATCATAAACCTATCCCAGTTATCACGGGTGTTTTCACGTGCTTGAAGTAGTTTAAGAGCTTGTGGAGTCTTACCGAAGCCTGGGTCTGAAGTAGAATCAGAACTTGCTGCAGTGTCAGTAGTACCATTTTGGTTAAGAATTGAACCAATTAGGAACTGGTAGGTACTTTGGAAGGTAGAAAGTCCCTGTGGATTAGTGTTGTAAGGTCGAATTGAGTTAGGAATATTCTCTAACCAACGTGCTCCAGGACTGTATTTAACACTTGAAGCTACAATTCCGTTAGGATTCATAATAGTTGGTGGGAATACTGACATCTTGACACCGTCTAGGTACAGATTAATAAGTGAATCCATAGCATATTGTAGTGTTTTTCCTCTTTCAAAGTCACCTAGACCATAAATTGAGTCTACAAGTGGGAAACAATACTTCAAAACAATAGGAATCTTACCGTTTTTGTGTGGGTTAGCAATGTCTCTAATGATTTTATTCTCATAATCAGGACAAAACATAATCCAACGTCCATCAGAACCTGCTTCATATCTAGTAACAACCTTAACTTGCGAAGCTTTTCCTTTAGAACCTTGGCTTTTTTGGTCTCTATCGTTTTCTACATAGGACTCATCACGAGATTCTTTTTGCATTTTTGAACCTTCTTTGGCAGATTCAATAATATATTTCAATGCAGTCTTTTCCCAGTCGCCATTTTTAGCTTTGAGTTTAGTTTGCAACCATCTTACTGATACATAGTTTACTACGTGACAGTAATCGGAGTCTTGCATAGTAAGTTTACCTTTTTGTGGTATCCAGTTACGAATTGGTATTAACCAGCAATCTGGTCCAACATAATCATCGTCTAAACGGTAGTCGTACATCATTGGCATAACTCCATACACCATAGAGTATAAGTCCCACATTCTTAATTTCGTAAGGTGTGAAAATTGTGAGTTAGCATTAGGTTGAATATAACGCTGAAGAATAATATCCATTAAGGTAGATTTGCCTTTATCTTTAACGGACAAAGCCTTAACCATACCTGTTGGAAGTTGTCCCATTACTCGACCTGCCCGTTCCCATATAATAGTTGATAGACGGGAGTCTGTTACTTTTGATTTAAAGCTCATTGAATCTTCAACTTTAGAAATTAACATTGATTCTTTTTCATCAAATGTATCAACTATAGTTTGAATAGCAGCTTTGTCTGTAGTATATTCATCGCCAATTTGTTTTATTTTATCTTTATCCATAATTCTCCTTTGTTAGAATCGTAGAGTCCCTCTCTTGTGATTATATTAACTATACTTTTTATCTCTAGAATCGTCAATTTTATTATAATCTATCTGAGCATTGTCTTGTTTTATTAACCGAGATACCTTTCCTTTGTTCAAAACTACTGTAAAGGACAAAGAACCTGAATATTTTTTTTCAGTTGCTTCTTTAATGACCTGCATAATGATTGCTGCTGCCTGAGCATTGTCTTTTGGTTTATGAGATTCAAAGGAGTGAACGATAACTTGGTGAGTATTTTTAGTGTGACGCTTAATGGTTACTTGAACATCACCATAGTCAACTGCTTCTATTAAGGCATTGATATCTTCGATGTAGGTCATCTGTAGAATCCGTTATCAAATAAGTCTTCTTGTGGGAAGTCATAGGTTTTGTTGATATCAAACTGATAATACAAAGCAGCATAACGTAATGCATCTAAAGCGTGGTCATCTTTTTTCATTGGTTCTTCTTTTTCATTACGGTTGGTGTTTTTACCTCTAGGGTAGCGATACTTTTCAAATTCTTCAATTAGATTAACACAGGCTGATGATATGAATAGTTTTGGCTTAGGTGGTCCGTGCAGCTGTTCACGAGGTATTAATTTTTCTTGAAGGATATTAATTCCTGCTGAGATATAATCTTTACGTTTGGTAACTGGTACACAGGGAATGTTTTGCTGATTAAGATTAGCAATGTGTTCTGAAGCTTGAGAGTCACCAATGTAGGATAGGATATTTTTACCAATAGATTTTTCTTTTATAATTAAAGCTAATTGATTAATGGTTCTTTTGCGTTCATAAATCTCATCATAGACCCACCAGTTCTGGTCGTAATCAATTAAGATATATAAAATTGCTGCAGGATTTTGGTAACCAAAGTCAATGCCAACTATGTGAGTTCCTGTAAGTGGTACTTTTTCTGGTTGGACTACGTGGATAGCTCGGTCAAATGTCTTATAAACTAGTCCTTCCATCTTCTTAAACTCAGCCATATACTCTTGAGCAAACTCGTCTGGAGTATTCTCAGACCTAATTCTATCTATTTCAGTTTTACTGATGACTGGATTGTCATATGGCGTGGCGTGTGAATAGAACCAGCTAGGACGGCCCTTAGTAAACTTCTGGGTAAAACCACCAGTCTCGGTCTTATCGTAGCCCTGGGCGTACATATAGAGGTCATAGAAGTGATTAAACCCATTAGGGGTGCTAATAAACATAGCCCAGCCCTGAGTTGTTAGAAGCATCGGCTCAAAGACTAACTTCCAGTGTTCTGGTTCGTGGTAGGCGTACTCGTCAAAGACTAAACCATTAACTTCAGTACCACGCAGCGTGTTGGCATTGTCGGAACCTTTTAATTCAATCGTGGAGTTAGGTAACTTAGTATCGTGCTTGATACCGTTCTTTTCATCATCAATGTAATTTAGGGTGACTGTTAGGTCAACATTGTTAACATCTTTAATTAATTCTTGAGGAATCAATGTTTTAATATATTGTTTCCAGTAAATATCCTTAGCTTGTTTATAAGTAGGAAGAACTATCCAATAGCGTCCTTGTTTACGTAATGCTTCATAAAGAGTGTATTCCAAGGCAAACATTGATTTACCAGTACGTCTTCCCCAGTTCAGTATTTTAAACCTTGAAGGAGAATTATGTACGTCAGATTGTTTGGGGTGAGGACTATATAACATTAGCAACCTTTCTGCATACACTTAGTGCCTGTATAGAAATGACCTTTTCTGCAGACCTTAGATTTTTTTAATTGTTCTAGAATAACTTTTTTAGGAGTCTCCAATATTTTTTCAGGAGTCCCTTTAAGTGAATTAGATATAAACTCAGATTTATTTTCTATGGAGTCCCATAAGTCTTTGTCAGCGTCTCTAATGTAAATATTATATCGTGGCATATACACACATTGTAGCATAGTGTGTGTAGTGTGTATACACACATCTTTATACTGGCCCCCCAAATATTTTACTAGGGAGGTATTGTGAAAGAAAAACTGTGTACAGGTGAAGAAACAATATTTGATACATATATATGAGTAGTACGCCTATAGCCAAGAGCCCTATAAGGGGGATATACCCCCCCCCGCCCCTATCTGTTATTAATTTATTATATCAATAGGGGTATTGGCATTGCCTAGCTCAATCTTTACCACTTGTGCTACCTGCTTACGCTCAACCATATGACCATCTAGACGGGCTAGCAATTCAATTGCCTTGAGTTTGGTGTTAGTCTTATTAATACCATCGATATTACCCCTTATTACATCCGCTATGCTCTCTCTTATGTGTTCTAGTGTTATATTGCTTTTATTTGTATAAGCTTGCAACCACTTATTATTAATAGCGGGGCTTGCAATTTGATTGGCATAGTGTTTATTGTATCCCGCCTGTATAGCCGATTGATAGGCATTACCGAAAGTAGTACTTTCAGGGCTTATATATAATTGCATAAATAAATTTTGCTTGGGATTGGCTTGCCATTGATTACTTATAGCCCCCACTTTACGCTTGCTAGGTGCTACACCCTTATTTTTACCTGTATTTTTGCGGGCTTTCATACTCTTAATTATACCAATTTACACCTGATAATGCAATTATATTATGAAAAGTTATTGACAATAGGTTTTTTATACGATACAATGTATTTACCTTAAAAAAACGGGTACAAGGTACAAGCGGGGGCTAGATGATAGGGCTATAAGCAACATACGCCACAAGTTGCAAGCCCCCCGCCTTGATGATAAATATTAAAATAAAAAAAGGATTAAAGATGAAAGTTTACAATAAAAAAGGTGTATTCATTACACGGGCTGAAAGGCTAAAGATTAAAGAACAAAAAGATATAAACATATTTAATATTATAATGTTTGTATGCTTAAATGCTTATTTAATAATCTGGTTTATAACAATAACGAATTGAAAGGGTAAAATAATGAAAGTTGCTAAAGTAAAAATATATACTATAAAAGAATTAAGCCCTGATGCTCAACAAGTGGCCATCAATCAGTGGCTACAACACGATTATACAGATATTAATTATGTACTCGATGAATACAAAATCGAATTAGAAAGTTTTGGTTTTTATGATGTGGATATTAATTATACTGGTTTTTATTCACAAGGTGACGGGGCTAGTTTTACAGCGGGTATTGATATAATGAAGTTTTTAGCTAAAAATAAAAAATTAAAAGAATATAAAAAAATAATCAAAAACCTTGATGAGATAACTTTTAATATAATCAGGCATAATAATCATTATTACCACGAACACACCACAAGTGTTGAGATTATGGATGCCTGGGATGAATACGATATTCAAGGTTTAGAAGATTATATTAATCAATGGGTTTTAGCTTTTAATATTGATATATATAAAGCACTACAAAAAGAATATGAATATCAAACATCTGATCAAACTATTATTTATGAGTTACTAGATAATGAGATATATTTTACAAAAAACGGGTTACAGTTTATTTATTAATAAAGCATTGAAAGGGTAAAAAAATGACAATAACTATGAATAATATAAATGATATATTTGGGGCTAAAATTGCAAGCATTGATACGATGCAATATAAGGGCTATAAACTATTGAAAGAGTTTTTTATTGACAATAGCGGGTTTGGTAGTAGTAACGAACTTGCACTTACAAAAATACAATTTGAAAGTGAATTACAGGCGTTTTTAGCGGGCTATGGCAAACCTGTAACCGCTAAAATTACCAGGTTTGGTCAATTCCAGGTATATTTGGGGCTATTTGCAAAAACAGGCCAAAAGATATCTAAAAAAATTGCAAACAATACGCTATTAATTAAGGATGATAATAAAAACATAATCAGGCTACACGATACAAACATATTAAGTGAAAGCGGGGGTGTAATAACTATAAATAGCGGGGGTTATCAAACAAACACTACAAAAAGCCGTATCAATGACTACTTGCCAAACGGGTATTATATATCGCAAAAAGATTTTGTCTGGTATCTAAACACGCCCGAAAGCACAATTGATTTTGTGGATGGGATGACAATAACAGGCTATTTGAATATATAGCACAATTAAGGGGCGGGGCTTACTATAGCCCCGTTTTTTATATTGCTTTTTTATTGTGCGACATTGTGCTTTTTTTTATAGGGCTATATTGTACTACTTGCAATATAAAAACGCTTTAAACGGGCTTTAAACAGGCTACAATCAGGCTATAATCAGGCTATTTGATAGGTATTCATGTATGCATTGCTAGGATGTAGCAAGCTATTTTTATAATTATAAAAAACGCTTTTATTAATAACGCTTATAAAAGCACAAGGCAAGGGGGGCAAACAAAATAAATAAAAGGGGGTAAAATAAGCAAATAAAAGGGGGTAAACAGGGTTATTGACGGGGGCAATGAAAGTTTATATAAAAAAGGTATTGACAATAGTTATACGATACGCTACAATGAAGTTACAAATTAATTAAACGGGGATAAAAAAAATGATAACTACAATTTTAAGAGAAGGTGTATTAAATGACGATACATTGTATCAAGCCGAAAAAAATAAAGTGTTTAAGGGCAATTATATCGCTATTGTAGAGTACTACACTTACGCTAGTGCCTGGCATAATAATAAACATATTAAAGGCTTTAGAAGTGAAAATAGCATGAATAAGTTTATAAATAAATTAAAGAAAGGGCAAAAATAATGCAAGAGAAAAGGCAATATATATTAAGCGATAGGATGTTTAAAGTGTTATATGCAAATGACAAACCGAATTATAAACTAACTACCGAACAATTTATGGAATTGTTATTTATCCAGGACGAATTGAGTTTGAACCCGCTATTAAAAAGAGAATTAAGAAAGGCAAAAAAATGACAACTAAAGATTTGACAAATAATATCTATGATTTAGTAAAGGTAACGGCATTAAAAGATAAGCAAAATGACGATTGGGCGATATTGTCAAGACAATTCGCACAAGATAGCAGAAAACAAATGCACAAATACTTAAGCAATAAGGATATGAGCATAAGCAACAATGTTATCTATATAGGTAAAAAAATTAAAGTAACAATAGAGGAGGTAAAATAATGTATAAAATATACAGCTTGGAACGCAAAAATAATAGTGTTAATGGTAATCCAAAATATGAAATATATTTTAAAAACCTTGATGGTGAATTTGACCACGCAACTACCGCAAGCGATTACGCTTTTTGTTATGGTATTACAAACGATATTTATAGCTTAAAAAACCCTAAAGTTATGGCAAAATTAGAGTTTAGCAAGGCGGGCAAAATAACAGATTTTAAAGTAATAAGAAAGGTAAAATAATGAATACAATCGACAGGCTAGTTATGGAGTATAGCGACAAAATGCTAGATATAAATAATGCTGACGATATGGACTATGGCGACAAAACAGGTGCGTATATGGCGATAGCACGGCAACTTATAGCCGATGTAGCAACGAAAATATCAGATGACGATTTAGACCTTGAGGACTTAATGCTATGAGCAACGAACAAAAAGCTTGGGCTAGACATTTTACAGGCACAATAACTAACTATTTTAATTAAAGGAGTAAATAAAATGAAAAACTACACAATTTATTTTGAGGAGGCTTATAAAATAAAAATTAAAGCTAAAACAAGAGATGAAGCACTAGATATGTTTATGGACAACGAGTATGACAACGCCAAATATCTGGAAATATCAGGGTACGAAATAATAGAGGAGCAAAAATGAGTAAAAATAAAGACCTCAATGTACTAGAATCGTTTTTTAATAAAATAATTAAGGACTTGCCGATACCGATAGCAAAGGCTGGTACAGGAAGTATAGGTACAAGCATATATGGCTTTCATCTAATGGAAGTGGGAGACGCTGTAAAGTTTAAGGCAGAACATAGGCAAAACAAATATGTTTGTAGTGCTAGAAGCTATGGCAAAAAAGCAAATAAGAAGTTTACAGCTAGGTACATAAATGGCGAAACAATAATCTGGAGGGTTAAATAATGGAACGAAAAGCAAAGACCGACAAAGAAGTAAAAGAAACATTACTAGCGATAGATATGTTTTTAGATATTGAGGAGTGGCTAGAATATACAAAAGCCGAACTTAATTGGGAAAGAATTAGCCTATCTGAGTTAATCGAGGTTGAAGCAGTACATAAAATAATTAAAAAGGAGCAAGAATAATGAGTGGATTTTCAGACGACACAAACTGTCCTAACTGTAACAAATATGCTAACAGGTATAGCGACTACAAGCCGTTTGACCTAGTTAGCATAGACTGTGCGTACTGTGGTTTTTATACCCATACAACAGTAAAGCAAATGGATCTAGAAGAATTAAACGACACAAGGGAACAGCAAGAATTAAAGCCATTGAAAAAATTACCAAAGTGGACGCTTGATGAGTACGGCTATTACGCAAAGGAGCAAGAATAATGAAAACAATAAAAATAGTAAATAAGATTGTTGATGAATTATGGAAAAATGGGCTAACTATTGACGGAGTAGATATATCAGATTATGAGCAAGCAATAACCAAAACAATAATAGAGGAGAAAAAATGAAAAACTTACAATTAAAAACAAGACCGATAGATAAACCCTATGAGAT